ATAAGCGTTGGAAACAATCGGAGAAGAAGTTGTTTCTTGTGCAAATGCAACTCCGGACGTTGCAAATACAGCAAGAGTAGATAATAGTAATTTTTTCATAATTACCTCCTAGAAAGTTAATATACTATTTATATAAAACTGTATATTAACTGTCCACAAAGGATTGGCAATCATCCCGTTCAGGTCGATTTTCTATTAATCTCTGTGTTTTTAGAAAGAATCGTCCTGTACGGGACTTTAAGTGATGGGATTCTGTTTCTAGGTTCCCATCGGACCCACCCCTTATGCTGCAAGAGCTAAGGAAGGTTTGTCATAGTTATTAGCAACTATTTTAAGTGATACTTACGGTATCAAACGATCAGTCTAACTTCAGCTACCTCTGTTGATCGATCCTAATTCACCCCCAATATTAATCTCCTCTAAATAGTGGAGTAGAGGAGATTAATGGTGGAGGTGAGGAGATTTGCACTCCTGTCTCATCCAGCATTACATCAATATCATCAACTGATAAACTTATTTATAAAAGGTCTAAATTCAATGTCAAGAACTATAATGAAGATTTGTAAAAAATGTTCTACCGAATTTCCTCTAGCTGTAAAGGAATATAATCGTCAAACAAAAAAAGGTCGTCTTGACGACATGTGGTTCTGCTCCAGATCTTGCAACAGGTCTTGGCACAATACCAATAATTATATTATGACAGAAAATAAATTAAACCATTTAAAAGGTCTTAGAGGCCGTAAGAAGGCTGGGAAATTCACACAGCACATGAACAAGGCTCGAAATAGAAATTATAACTTCGATCTTGATGAAAAGTATTTACAAAGTTTGTGGGATGAACAAGAGGGAAATTGTGCTCTGACGGGAAACCCCCTTCTTCTCAGAGAGGGACAAAAAGGGGCGTTGACTCCATACACTGCGTCTATTGACAGAATCGCCCACACTGATGGTTATGTTAAAGGCAACGTACAATGGGTTTGCTATTCAGCAAATTTAGCTAAACAAAGATTTTCCGATGAAGAGATTAAGGAATTTTTTAATTTTTAAATTCAGAACATACCAAATTTATAACTTTTGTCGAGTCCTCATCGAAGACAGTTATATTTATAAAGGATAGCGTTCATGGCGTCAAGCACTAGAACAAACCAAATTTACGTCTTTGGTCCTTACACCAAGTTTTATAATCCATTGCTTTAGACTTATCTTTTTTTCTTTTAAGATAATCTTGATATTCTTTATCAGTTTTAGCAGAAGGTAGTTTCCTCCTTCCCTTATAAAACTGACTCTTTCCATTCCAAGGATTGCTATATTTCATTCGAGAATTTATAAAGGAGTGATCTGGCTCTTGTCAACAGGTTCTTCAAACGAATAGATCTCAAAAGCATCTTTTAAAATCTTGTAGTCATCTCTATTCTCTATGACAATAAAATTAAACCTGTCACAACCATGTTTATCAATATACATATTTGTTGTCTGATGAATTTGAAGTGCCGCAGACTTCAAAAAACTTAACGTTTCTTCTCTAGTCCAGTTTTGTTCGCCCATCAAAAAATCGGTTGCACCTCTAACAATAAAACTAAATATTTTTTCGTTTATTGTCCCACATCCTCTTTCATATCCAATATAAAGAATTGTGGTGTTGTAGAAATCATGCAAAAAAAACTCAGGCAGAATCTCTTCGGCCTGAGTCAAAGAAGGGGTAAACAATAAAGTGAGGAATCCTATCCTCTTCAATAAGTTAAACATTTTTTATCCTACGTATAATTAGATTAATTTTGGTAACGGATGACAACAATCCCCGAACCTATGAGAATGGCGTCCATGTGGCTGTACCATCGTTAGCAGTCACACCGTCATATGGATCTTCTGTAGCTACAGTAAACGAGATAACGTGATCACCAGATCCATCAGCAGCGGTTGAATACGTTGCTGTACAGTTACTAGCAGAGCTTACGTCAGCGGTCAATTGTGCTGCGCTGTAATTAGCTTCCTTGGGAAGTCTTAAAATAACTATACCAGAACCACCATTACCGCCTGTTATAGCACTACTACCTGTACCGTTATACCCAGCGCCACCTCCCCCACCGCCGTATTGTGATCGACCGTGAGTTGCACTTGTGGTAGTAACTGTGCCGTATGGTAATGAAGGATACGCATTCCGTGATCCAACACCACCGTCACCACCACCGCCGACGCCGCCTATACCATTTGTTGTTCCATAAGCTGCTCTAATGCCACCGCCGCCACCACCAGCCCGAGTAATTGATGCACCAGTAATGGTAGAAGCAAGACCATCCCCACCATCGCCCGCTGCTGTTCTGACCGGGGCATCTGAACCAGCCGCTCCAGCACCACCACCGCCAGATCCACTATCATTAGATGATGTTCCGCCATCAAAACCTTGACCAGCGGTTCCAGTTCCTCCACCAGTGAAATATGCACCACCGCCACCAGAACCACCATTTTTCTCTGTGCTGCCAGTATAGTTAAACCCCTTACCGCCACCACCACCGTCAGATGTTATAGTTGTGATATCGGCACCACTAATACTGGTTGATCTACCCTTATGTCCTCTTATATTAGCGCTTGCATTCCAACCAAGTCCACCTTCGCCGCCTTGTCCTACGGTAATAGAGTAAGCTGTTCCTTCACTTAAAATTAGAGAAGTTTCCAGTGAGCTTAATCCTCCGGAGTTACCACCAGTGCCATCAGCACCAGTTCCCCAAGATGTACGATAACCTCCAGCACCACCACCACCGTCGATAACACCACCACCTCCTCCGCCGCCACCAATAATCAGGAAGTTAGCAGTACCATCCCACAAGGACTGTTTGAGGGTCATTACATTTGGATACCCAAATAGACCAAACATGTCAGGATGCCGTTACGTAGGAAACTAACAATTGACCACTGCCTACATGCAAAAGACCAGCAATAAGATATTCACCTGCCGTGCCATTAAGCGCAGGAGCTTCACCACCAACGTACTTTGGCGTAGGTGATGCGGATATTGTAAGAGAGGCAGATGAAGCATCAATTACAACCATCGTTACGCCAGCGCCTACTGGTAACGATGAAGCATTTGATATCGTTACCGTCGTTGATCCACTAGCTGTAATGATGGCCGTTTGATGAGCGGTTACATCCCACGTATAGCTACCTGTTTGCGTTGTAGAACTACCTGTTGCAATCCCACCAATCGACAAATCATCAGTTGCATTAATATCGGAACCGGATAGAGTACCGCTCACTGAAATTGTAGATCCTGATATGGTGCTAGTACTAATAGAAGATCCTGATAATGTTGTTGGCATATCTTATCCTAAAATTTTATACTAATTTAACTAATCAACATCTTGCGGGATAACTTTTACCGTGTCGTTCTCTTTGCTATTAAAGAGTAATAAATTTCTCTCATTTTCTTTAACAACCTCATTTCTAAAACTTTCTATAGCAGCACCAGTCTGTCTCATTTGTTGAGAGTTTTCGACTGCAAGAATAGGTTGCCAAGCCATAGCACACCCCCATTCATCAACTTCTTTACCAGTATTGGGGTTTGTTCCCCTTAACTGAATAAACCAAGCACATTCCAACTGTTTGCATGGTTCGAAGTTATTTAGAGGGCAGTTTTGTTTTGGTTCAATTTTCATTCAGAAATATCCGTGTTAGAAGTATTTGCTAACTCTGCAAGTTCGTTCTCTAATTGTGTAATTGTGGTCGAATGAAGTGTCAGACATTCATTAGCCCAATCAGGAAGAACTGATATAGATTCATTAGCTCTACCATGTTCTACATATTCAATCTCACCTGAGTTTTCTTCCCATTGAAGGGCATGAACATCCGAAGGAATACTAGAAGAAATGTAATCGTTTAGGTTATTAGAGAAATTAAGACCGCTTCCGTCTTTTACGATAACTTTATCTTCGGGGACAATAGTGAGTTTCATGATTAGTCCTTAGTTGCTATAATTACATCTACATATTGTAGATCAAAACCAGACAAATTGTGAGAGTGGCCTCCACTACTACCTGTACTAGAGACAGCCTTGTACCCTTGTAATGTATTTAGGCTAGATCCACTGAACCTAAGCCCATTACCAGTACCATTACCTCGTATGTCAGCTTCGTGATCGTGAGAGGGCATTTCTGCTATTGTCAACGTGTGAGATGCTGTAGTTCTGCTAGACCCAAAAGTGGTTGTAAAGGCATCAGAGCCACCGGACCCAGCGGTTCCAGAAACAACTCTCATTGCTTTGTCGTTATGAGTAGTGTCTTTAGTCCATCCTGTAGGAGCAGCAGTTTGCACAAAAATTTGTTTTGTTCCAGAAGGAAGAGCTAAATTTCCAATATTAATTTCAGAGTTATCGGCCACTGCAGGTACAGTTAATTCGTTATATCCAGATGTAGAACCATAAAGTCTTAATTTACTCATTTGTCTTTCCTACTCTATTGTTCTTGTTAACCAGAATTTTTTGCCACGAATTCATCATACCAAGCATCTGCCATTTGTGTTACAGCAGTATTGGACATAGGAGTGTCTGTAATAAAACCCTCTTCTATGACCGGAAATGGCGTTTCTTGATGCAAAGCAAGAATTCTATTTTTAAATTTAGTTTTAGTCAGTTGGATCAAAGAATCAGGTACATAATATTCCCTATTATCGTCAACCCAGCCAACAAATGTATTAGCAGAATTTTTCCAGTGGCCTCTGTCTTTGATGTACTCAGGAATGACTAGCTTGCCATCTTGAAGCTGCATCATATATTCTACTACTGCCATTATTATTCCTCTTGTTCCGATGGTTTAGGAAGTGCAAGAGTATTTATATAAGAAAGTTCTGGATTTGATTCATTTGAGAACCCTTGTAATTTCATCCTAACTTTATCAACTTCATGCTTTTCGATTAGTTCGTTTGCTAAACCATCAACAAACTCATAAAGTTCCTCGACGTGCCAAGATTGTTGATTCTCCTCGTTTTGAACATAGCCTCTGAGAATTTTTTGAACTTTAGATGGATTAGCGCCAATATGCTCTAAGTATTCTTGCTCGCCTTTTGTGATAGACCCACTTTGTCTGATGTCTCTTATACACTGCACTAAAGATCTTTGGAGATGATTTCTTGTTTCTTCTTTCTCAAAGTCTTCTTCAGAAAAAGAATTTACTTTTGATTTAAGTTGTTCATAAAGATCATTTAAAACTAAGACATCTTTCATAGCACCTTCAATAATCAAAATACCTTCAGCCAACTGTTCCTTCTTTTGTGCTAGTTTAATCTTTGCATCTACCTCATCCCAATAACTGATATTTGGATCAGATAGTTTCTCTTCCAACTTCTTAATTTTAACTTCAGTTTTAACATGTCTCCATTTTGCTTCATTGAGAGCAGATTTTTTTCTACTAATTTCAGCAGAAAGCTGTCTCATGTTTTTGTAAGGAGAATGGTATTGAAGATTAAGATGCTTCCAGTCCCATTGTGAATGGGAATGATTCCAAATATTCTGAAGTTCTCCGACATTTTGAATAGCATTGTCAACCTTTACGGTATTCTCCATAAGAGTACCGCCACCAAAGCTTTCAATATTACCCAATGTCCCATGACCAAAAACCATAGACATGGGAACTTTTAAATCATCTTTAGTAGCAATTTCAGTATTTTTTCTAATCTCTTCAAATACTGCTACTTGTTTATTTTCGCTTTCTGTCATCTAAATCTCCGTGGTCCATGAATCCAAATTACGAGAGCATATCTCTCGCCAGTTACAATAGGGGTTACAACGTGTGGCATATAGCTAGGAAAGAGGGATATAGATCCTTGCTCTCTAACAGCTTGAACTTTATGACAATGATTATCAACCATCAAATCACATCCCTCATAAGTAGAAGGATCTGATAATTGTGCCGTAAAAGAAATCTTACGGGTTGCAGCGTTGCCATTGCCAGCATCCACATGCCAGTCGTAGTGACCCTTTACATCAGTATCAGAACGATAATGAATCAACTGAAGACCACTCATAATTCCTGACACGTCATACTTGAAATGCTCATCATTTAAAGTTTTTACTGCTCTGATTACCTTTTCAAAAATCCATCTGTTCTCTTGCACTTCAGATGAAATATTATAGACATCTGCAGATCTTATCTGTTTTGCAATTTTTTGCTCTTCCTTAGTACCTCCGACAGAAGCGTTGTTAGGATAAATATTTTTAGTGATTGAAATAATTCTTTCACACTCTTCTTTCGTGAACATAAGTTCTGGATGAATGTCACTGTTGACAGGAACATAACCCGGAAGAAAATTATCCTGCTCTGGTAGCAGAACATTATTGTATCTAGAAATTTCAGCTTCTGGAAGTTTTGGACTGTCTTTAACAGTTTCTGGCTTCTTGAAACTAATTTTATTGTTTTTTGTTTCCCTGTCAGAAACTCCTAAAGAAGCTCTACCATCTAAAGCTTCGGCTGTATGAGGTCCATCAGCATCTACATAATGTA